GGATCCACGTGAAGAGGTGGGTGTAGATGGCACGCAGGAAGCCGGAGGACATCGTCGAGCTGGTGGACGCCCACTACGACGTTACGGAGCCGCTCAGACAGCGTATGCAGGACGACCATGCGCTCTACAGGCTCGAACCATACGATGCGGGAGACGGATACCAGAGTTATACGTCCAATGGCCCGCAGACATACGCGGAAAAGGTCATCGGATGGGTGTCCGGCGCCGAGATGACCGTCCGGATACCCCATGACTCGGCAGATGCCGACCTCAGAGAGCGCAACGACCTGAAGGAACGCTTCCTCATAGGGATAACAAGGGCCGCGGACGAACGCCTCGTCCGCATGATGCTCCCACCGCTCCGTGACCAGCTCGGATGGTATGCGGCTGTGCGCGGCTGGATAGCCGGGAGGGCGCTCCTCGCCAAACGGCCTGACGGGAAGACCTATGTGGACATCACCCCGTGGGACCCTATGCACACCTACTGGTGCGTGGGCGCAGACGGCTTGGACTGGATCTGCTACAAGGTGCCGAAGACGAGGGCGCAGATATTCTCCCAGTACAACGTGAAGGTGGACTGGACCACACCCTACGGGGAGAACAGCATCGACGTCTACGACTTCTACGACAGAGAGCACAACACGATCATCATCAACAACGGGTCTACGTCGAACCCCGTCACCCGCGTAGTCAAAAAGCAGGTCGTCCACGGCGCGGAACAGGTACCCGCGTTCCTCTGCCCGGTGGGCGCGAACCCGTATATCGTCGCGCTGTCCCAGTCTACGATGGAGGACACGATCGCTGACGTCGGCCAAAGCGTCTTCCACAGCACGAGAGAGCTTTACCCGAAGCACAACCTCATGATGAGCACCCTCCTGGAGCTGACGGCACGTTCGAGGAGGCAGGGGCTCATCGTGCGTTCGAGGGACGGCCAGAAGACCCTCGACGAGGACCCCTATCTGGAAGGCTCAGAGATCGCCCTCGCCCAGAACGAGAACGTGGAGCCCTTGGGACTCCTGGAGATGGCGAAGGAGACGGGCGCGTTCATGACCCTCGTCTCGGGAGAGATGCAACGGGGGTCGATACCCCACTCGGTCTACGGTGAGCTGCCGTTCCAGCTCTCTGGCTTCGCCATCAATACGCTCCGGCAGGGCGTCGAGACGGTGGTCAACAAGTACCTGCGTGGCGTCGAACGGGCATACCAGATGGCGTTCGACCTCATATCAGACCAGTACGTCTCCGGCTCCTACCAGTCGATGGAGCTCTCAGGGATGGACCGCAACCGCGTGTATTTCAACGAGGAGATAAGCCCGGACTCCCTCAAGAATACCGGCTCCCCTATCGTTAACCTTGTGGGCCAGCTCCCGCAGGACGACATGACCCGGTACTCTATGGCACAGATCGCACGCGAAGGGCCGACGCCGCTCCTCTCAGACCGTGCGATCAGGGACAGGATCCTGTCCATACAGGACGCCGACCAGATGGACGACTCCATCAAGGAGCAGCTGGCGGAACGGATGCTGCCCGAAGCAGCACTCTGGACCCTCATGCGTGCCTCCGAACGTCAGGGGCGCGATGACCTCGCGCAGTTCTACCTCGGTGAGCTTATGAACGTGTTGATGCAGAAACGGAAGGCAGCCGAGATGCGCGACGCACCCACTCCTGGCCCCCCACCAGGTGGCCCTATGGGTCCCCCTCCTCCCGGCGGGCCACCTGGTGGCGGGCCACCGATGATGAGGCCTGAAGTGATGCCCAACGCCATGATGGGCGTCCCTCCTCCCACACCTAATCCTCAGGCCGGGCCGATGGTGCCGCCAGGCACACCGAGGCCAGGCGCACAAGGAGGGAGTTAGATGGCGGCGTTCAACCCTGAAAGTATACCGGGGATAGCTGCCACAACTTTCGTGGGCGCCCCTGCGGCCATCCCTTATAGTATGTACTTCGACGACCTGGACTTTTACGACGCCGCTGACGAGTGGGCAGAGGAGCAAGTAGGTTTCAGCGGGGAAGAAGCACCATTAGATGTCGATGAGATCCTGGATTCAGACCCGGACGCACTAGAGAAAGCCCATTACCAGGACGCGGTGGGCACCACTGGGACGATGACCCCGTACGGCCCGGCACTGTCCGACGACGTGGTCGTCGCCATCATAGACGAGTACCCAGGGCTCCGGGCCTACACCGGGATCGACGATTGGGATGAGCTGGACGAGGAAGCAGATAATGCGGAGTACGAATACGGCCCTGCCATCGACGAGGTGGTGCTCGCTATAGAAGAGGAAGGCGATGCGACGGGTGACCAGGACAGCTTCTGGGACAAAGTCATGGACGTCGGGAACTCGCTGGCTGTCGTCGCGACCAATGCCTACGACTCGTTCCGAGAGGGCATGGGGCCGACTTCAGTGTACGCAGCCGCAGACGACCCCACGGCTGATTGGTTTGATGACACCCTGGAGTATGGCACAGATGAAGAGGGTGATGACGATGGGCTCTGGGAGTCTATTAAGAGTATGGCAGATAAAGCATTCGATAACGCCATTACCGGTACACTAGGGAATATCGCAGGTTTCTTTAAGGATGGTGCGATGGATGCGCTCGAAGCGCAGTATCAGGAGGAGAGAGCCATAACCGGTGTCGTCGCGGACATCGGAGGGAACACCCTGAATGCCATATGGGATACGGTGGTGGGTTCGCTTGAAAGGGAGGGTGAGGCCCAAGAAGCCACAGCCGAGGCCTACCTAAAGCCCCACGAGGATATCTGGGACGCCATAGTGGATGAGTTTGGGAAATATGGAGCGGACACCCTTCTGGGGAGCGTGGGTTACGTGGACTTGCTTGGCCGTGTTCCAGATGTGCCTGGATTCTTGCCCTTCCCGTCCATGGATCAGTATGGTGTGGAAGCGGCGGTGAACGTAAGAGAGGACATGCTGGCCCAGCGTATAAATAAAGATATGCGTGAGGTAATTGATACTGTTTTGTATGATAGCCCCACTGCCCGGGAAGTAGTGGCAGCCATTAACAGAGCTGGGGTACCGCCCTCATCCGCCTTGGACTGGGTGAATAACCCAGAGACGGAAACGAAGTTAGCCGCGGTAGGGTTGAATCCGGCTGAGGTCAAGAAGGAACTGGCCGCTGCTTCAGGTGTCCCTATCACTGCTTCACCTGTCGATCCCGCTGCTCCCGATGGCGACCCCACGGCTGATTGGTTTGATGACACCCTGGAGTATGGTGAGATAACGACACCCGCAACACCCGTAACACCAACGGAGCCTGCCCGCAAGACCTACCCGCCAGAGATAATGAAGGACCTGATAGACCAAGGGTATTCCCAGAAGGTCGTTGCATGGCTCTACTACAACGACCACTTGGGTACGGACATGGGTGACCGGATACTTGAGATGTCACTGGAGAACCCCACTTGGAACCCGTCAAAACTGAACCTGGAGTATGCGAAACTAGTCAATAAAAGAGCCCAGACCGGGGCTACCAAGGACCCTACCAAGGATCCTACCAAGAAGGTTACCACTGCGGAGGTCATGGCTGAGGTTGAAGAGCTGGACCCGAGTAAATGGGAGTGGCCGTCATACCTGGAGCAGTTCTACCGGATCTTTAACGACATACCAGGGTCGCAGCGGTACGAGGCACAGCAAGGCAAAGCGGCTATGTTCAACGAGGCTGAGGCGCTCTTCTACCTGGGTACGGACTGGAGTCAGCGCGATTGGGTGCTTTCAGGCATGGAGGGCGTCGGTCAAGAGGTATCCATGAAACTCGATAAGAAAAAGAGGGAGGACGAAGAGCTGAAGTTTGGGGATTGGCTCAAGAAGAGCTACCTGGCAAGCCCTCGGGATACGCGCTACGGCCAGGGGTTCTACCAAAATGTGAGGGACCTCCGCGACCGTATGCTCAGGGTCGAGTACGACCCGGATATGACAGAGTCCGCTCTCTACAAGCAACTAGAAAGGGAAGTATCAGCACCGGAAGCCCAGAACATAATTATGAACCGGATTCTCTTTATGGAGCCCACCAGCAACAGGCGCCTTGCGAGAGTGGTCGGTATGTACAACGTCCACCCAGGCGCTGACAATTGGCTGAAGACCAGGATGATGACCTTCTATAGCAACATGTTGACTAACTGGTTGGCTGCGGGTAGGACCGAGTATGATTTCCTGAAGGCCTTCGTGAAGGACCAGCCTGCCATGGATGGCGGGGCTGGTGAGGTAGAGGAGGAAGAGAAGGAGATAGGCGCTGATTATTGGATTACTGATGAGAAGGACCTATAGGGTAACGGCACTGGCGGGATAGCTGCCAGAGATCGGCTAGAAGGAGAGACGTCATGGCAACAATGGAGGATCTGTTCTCCGAGGCTGGGATTCCTTGGGGTGATTTCACTCCAGGCCAACAGTTCGCCGGGTACGCGACGCAGCAGTTCCGCCCAGGACCTAGCCCCATGCGTAGCGCATTCTGGGAGTACCAGCAACCCTTGACGCAGCAGTGGTTCTTGAACCAACCTACTGAAGCTATGGGGCTAAACCCCTATGGTTCGTTCGCAGACTATATGGGCACGTATGGCAGCCCCACTGACCCTATGGCTCCTTCGGTCTATTCTACCGAGAGGACGAGAAGGCTGGCAGAGCAGGCGGCAGCGGTAGCAGGACTGACTGGTGGTCAGTTCTTCCAGTACGTCGATCCGCAAGAGGGTTACGAGGGGCCTGCAATCGCACAGGACGTAATGGACCGTCTAGGGGCCATGACCCCCGGTCAGCGGCTCATGTACAGGATGAGGTATGGTACCGGCGAACAGGCTGCTGAGAATCAATTCCAGCTTGCGAACATGATGGCATTGCAGCGGCCAACCACGCAGGGCGGCGGCTACTATGGCCGTGCCCTTGGTGGGGCGATCCAGTCCGCACTCGGGGAGTTGCAGGGGCAACTCAGGCTCAGGGACCCTGGCGCGAACTTCCTTGACTGGTACTTGCAACGGACACAGAGAGCTGGCGGGGATCCCGGGCTAGGTGGTTTCATGGCCCGTACTCCCACTGGCCCTACCGCACTCGAAGAACTGGCGATAAGTAATGCAGACCTGTTTGAGCTTGATGATGCTGCCGCTGCTGCCGCTGCTGCTAATGCACAGTTCGGCATTGGTGGGAACCAAATATAGTAGGTGGATAGTATCCGAGTGATTGACTCTCGGATGTCAACAGGGAGGCCTCTATGGCTAACGGAGATAACGCATTCGGTGACTGGTTGTCCGGCGGAGAATGGGGAGGTCTCCTGCTATCACAACTGCCGGAGGCGACGTACTACAGCTCGCCTACTGGGCGCCAGTTTGCACAGCAGAGCCCACGTCAGGGCCGCTACTTCCAGCAGGCCTACCAGGACGTCTATAGCGACTTCCTTGGGGAACTCGGTGGCTCACTCCGAGCGGGACAGGAGCCC